AGTAGACGGTGTATCTATGATTCAAAAGGTGGGCCGGGCCTTACGCGTTAAAGAGGGTAAGCGTAACCCACCTATAATTGACTTCGTGGATCCACAGGGCTGGTTCCACTCTCAGAGTGAGGCGCGTATTAGAATAGCCACTGATACATACGGCGGTGATCACGTCACTGTATTCGCTACTTGACACTAGCTTCCTAGCATGCCCATGCCTTGCGGGCCTTGCATAAGCGCTTGTTAGGTGTCTTGCGACAGTCTATATCGTGCATATCCGCCTGGCCTGCGCTACGCGCACAGAAGCTCTTACGGCGGGCCGCATCTACCTTATTCTTGGGATTAGGAGCAGGGGGCTTCAGGTTAGAGCCAGTAGCGCGATTGTAATCAGCGCGGCCCTTAGCTGTTAGCCCTCCGTCCGGATCCTTGTGCTCTTTCTTAAAAGTGAAGCTCTTCTTCTTAGCCATAGTTATTAACAGACATTAGAAATTGTGTTAGAATTAATCTCAATCCCTAGTAGGGTTTGAGATTCACCATTATCATACTCAACGTAATTGGTTAATAGTAGGTGTTATTGTGTATTAGTTTTAAACCCTACTAGAGATTGAAACTGATTGAATTATGGTAGATTCCCAATCCGAATATTGATAAGATAACTTTTTATTTAGGAGACACAAAGTGATTACTGCAAAACAATTAAAAGAGTTTTTGGCGACCGTTGAAGACAATGCGCTTATTTTTATAGGGAAAAGCGAAGGGATGTCTTATGGTTGCCAAAATTTTATGGTTAAGAAAGAATTGTTTATAGAGAAAGAAGACCAGTTTCTTGATTCTCTAATTTGGGACCATGACTTCGATGACGAAGAAATTGAAAAGCTTGAAAAGCAAGCTATCGAGCGACAAGCTGTCTATTTACATTACTACCCAGATTGGGGAGAAGATTAAATATTAAGGAAAAAGAAGCAATTAAATTTAAGCTTTATTAGAGATTGAAACTGACACTAAACAATGAATCAAACGCAACTAGATAAAAAGATCGATCAATTTCTAAGAAAGAAATTAACCAAAGCAGAACTAAAAGAGATGGGAATAAAACCACGCTCTTTAATCTTAACAATACGCAATATTATCGAAAGGTATCTACCTATTATTTGGACTAATCTTAGAGAAGATGTTCCTTATGGATGGGAGCAATTTTTTGAATGTTTTCGTTTATGGCAAGAATTAATATCTGAGAAAGATCGTACTAATTCTTGCAAAGGATTGTTTTTCTGGTTTCTTAGTGATAAGCAATGGTATCTTGGCAATGAATAAACATTAAAACTTTATATGTAAAATTAATCGGAGTCACAATATGTTTTATGTAGAACTGTTAAATTCTTGCTATTCTTACTCTTCTATTCAAGACAGTCAGTCAGAAGAACCTGTTGAAAACTATCCTCAACAGAGTCAAGGATTTTTCAGTGATATTAATAAAAACCGTCAAACTCAAAAAGGATTAGAAGGTTATTTACAAACCTTTCTAAATATTTGGAATCGAGAATTAGAGCCTGATGGTGAATTTAGTTGGCAGATTATTCGGTTTCAGTCTAAAGAAACAAAAAGTTTTATGTTAGCCATTGTTTTCTCTACACAAGAGTACGGAGAAAAACCTCAACCCGTTTCTGAATTAGAACAAAAGCAACGAATAGAATCTCTTAATCAACTAATAAAACAGAAAAATGATTTAATTTGTTCAGTTTCTGATACAAAAATTATTATTATCAAGCGCAATGAACAAAAACTCTGGACTTGTGGTATGGCGCGTAAAGACGCAGGAGAGGCAATGCTTCAACTTCTTAATTTGCAAGAATCTCAAAAGAATCAAGAAAATCAATATGCTTGACAAGCATTAAAAATTGTAGTAAGATAAATTTAGGTAAGGGTTAGTGGCCGAGTAGTCGAAGGCAACAGACTGTAAATCTGTAGAGTAATTCCACGCTGGTGCAAATCCAGCCTAACCCACTAAAAATAATAACCATAGGAGTAAATCAATGGACGAAACAATTACAGTTTATGTCACAAAATACGCTTTGACAAGTGGCATTATAAAGTGCAGTGGAAAAATCTGCCATGGGGTATTTTCCCCGGATAATCCCCGTAAATTTAATATGTTAATGCTAGACGGATTTACCTCAAAAGAGTATGTGCTAACGGAAACAGAAGCTCAAAAAGTCTTTGAAGAAAAGAGACTTAAAGCAATTAAACAAACTGAAAGAAAACTTGAAAAACTGAAGAATCTAAAAATGCAACTCAATGAGTATTAAATGAATTTATTAACTCGTGACTGGTGGTATAATTTAATAGGTACTAGAGACGGGAATTGAACCCGCAAAACTTAATTAAATCTACTCCTGACGAAACGCCCTTCCCTCACTCAATCTTTGCCAAGTTCGGTGGATTCGCAAATTTCAGTTTTGAAACAAAAAACAAAGGTGTTTTTTGTATTAAGTCCCTTTTCGGTTGAAGGCTACGTTTCAGCCTTTAGCTACCAAGCTACTCTAGTATTTCAATTTTATCAGAGACTTCTAAAATTGTCAATCCTTGCATGACTACTTATGTTCTTTATTATTATTCATGGTCTGAGTGGCTCAGGTAAGACTGAAGCCTCTAAATGTTTATCTAAGTTACTGGGGGTAGAAGAGATTCATCCTATAGCTCCATGGAAGCGCTTCACAGAGAAATACTATGGATTGCCAGAGGGGGCCCTCGATACAACAGAATACAAAGAGTATACGCCCAATGGTATGAATATAACCATGAATCAGTTCATGGTTAATCTCTATCACTTCATGAGAGAAAATGACCGTTACTTCTCTAGTCGTATGATGCGGACTGAGATACAGCACCATATCAGCGAGGGTATACCTACTCTTCTATTGTCCCTACGCAACCTGGAGGAGGTAGAGGTAATAGAGAGTATGCTATCTACATTGATTAATAGATGTTGTATAGTAATCAATATAAGCCGCTCGTCTGAGCAGGTACTGAGTAGTGATGTTAATTATCAGGCTATTAAGGATCGTCTGGCCCGCCTTAATGGGGCAGGCGTTCATTATATAGACATAGTTAATGACTACCGCAGAGTATCAGACTTGAAGAAAGCACTAGAGAGATTGCTTAAGATTTATGTCAATACTAGATGACAGACCGTGGTACTACGTTATATATAAGGGCCCCGATTCTTATATAGGTGTGACTGATTATCTCGCGGCCGTGGCGTATGATAGTCGGACTAGTCTAAGTTTTATGACACAGCAGAGTAGATTACTCAATTACCTGAAGAAGGGCCGCGCAGATTATAAGGCCAGTATCTGTGTAGCCCGTGCTATTAGGCCTGCCAGTGTAACAGGTTATGGTAACTATCTAGTAAGACGGAAGGGACACCTATCAGTTATTGAGCGGTGTGATGTTAGTACTCCTCATAGTCATAAGTATTTGAAGTTAGCGCGGGCCGAGTTGATTATCTATCTCGAATGCGAGATGAATCGATGGAGTAAAACAATTAGGACTATACGGAGATTAGATGCAGATAACGTTCAACGGCCCCTATCAGATGCTGCTGGGTCCGGCAGGGAGTGGTAAGACAACATACATACAAAGTTTGAGTAAGGCTCTCATCACTAGTAGTACTGGTGTGAGCGCTATTAATGCGGGCGGTACTACCGTTCATGCGGCCCTCCAGTTCTTCGACACTACTAGTCTATTACGCTCCGCTTCCAGTGGAGCGTTGGCCACTAAGCTACGGGCTATATCTAATCTATTTGATACCCTAGTCATAGATGAGATCAGTATGTTACATGGCCCGCAACTAACTATTATCCATCACGTAATGGAAAAGAGTAACATAAATATGAATCTTCTACTCGTGGGGGACTTCTGTCAGTTACCACTAGTACCAGATAAGAAGGTCACTAGCACGCCAGTCTATCAAACAGACTGCCTGCAGAGCTTCGATATACAGTACTTACGAGAGGTCAGGCGTCAGAGTGACCCCGGCTTTATACAGGCACTGACTAGCGTAAGAGAAGGGCGGCCTCAGGAAGCAGTAGATTGGTTCATGGATAATGTAGAGTTTGTCAATCAGATCGATGATAACTACGCGGGCACTACTATCCTGACTACTAATGATAGTGTAGATAGATATAACGCCGTGCACCTAGCACAACTAGAAGGGCCTAGTCGCCTCTACACTAAGAACTACGTTATACCGAAGGGGGGGAGGGCCGCTCCTGAGTGGAGCCAAATACCCGAATCAGTAGAGCTGAGGAAGGGCGCGCGCGTTATTCTACTCCGTAACAGACTACCTGCGTACGCTAATGGCGATATCGCTATAGTCAAGGAGCTTATGACTAATACTATACTGGTGACAGTAGAACGTACCGGTCAGGAGACTATCATTGAATACGTGACACGAGATAATAAAGAGCTCGGCACTAACAAGCTACTGGGCCGCTGCCACTACTTACCCGTTAGACTGGGCTATGCCCTCACTGTTCATCGTAGTCAGGGGCTCACGCTTAATAACGTACAGGCTCGTCTCAGTAATTTACGTTGGCTCAGCGGGGGCCTCTATACTATTCTTAGTCGTGTACGTCACTATAGCGGCCTCCGCCTGATAGGTACACGATCCACCTTCTGTAATAGTTGCTATATAGAGCCCTCTATCCTTAAATTCTATAATCAGTTAGGTACTAAATCATAATGTTCGATTTACTTAGATACTTGCGGGGGCGTATATCTGACTTCCGCGAACCACATCAATCTCGTACGGCCCTTGGCGACGAGATCTTCTGCTGGTTTTACGGCACTCGCCGTCTCGCGTGTGTTAGATGGATTAAGGGTGGTTATTGTATTATTCCTAACTACCGCCCTAATCTATTGAGCTTCTTATCTACATTCAAGTCTGCTCAACAATACAATGACGAGGAGGCACCTGATGCCGTATACCAGGCCTATAGAAACCTATTTGATAACAATGGGTGAACTACTGTGAGGTAGAATCTTTCATCAATTATTAGTGGCCCCCCTACACTTTGGCAGGGGGGCTAGTTTTCGGTACTTGTTAGATATACTTTGGTTATTCGCTATTATTAGTTTAAGGAAAAAATAAAATGCACCAAAATATAAGCACCGATGAAGCAATCAAGCTACTCAAAGAGGATGATAATGCTGATTGGTCATGGTCGGGCGCTGAGGCTTTAGTCGGGTATCTAGAAGGTTTAGAGGATAGCCTTGATAAATCTATCGAATTTGATAGAGTCGCTATCCGGTGTGAGTATTCAGAATACTCTAGCGCTCTAGAAGCGGCCGAACATTACGGCTTTATACCAGAAGATGATGAGGATGAGGATGATGTAGAGTCATCTGCTATTACTTATCTAGAAGACAGAACAACAGTAATTAAATTTGATGGGGGCGTTATTATTCAACAATTTTAATTAATTAGTTAGATATAAAGTATCTTAACGAGTATTCTTTTGCTTAGTCTATTCTTATTGATAATAAGAATAATTAGTTATACTGTTATTCCAGTTGTCTTGAAATAACAGTATGTGGTGCAACATATTGTCGTCCATACAGAGGGTATAAATGCTTACTGAATTTTTGCATGATTGGGTCAAGTCTGAGCCTCAGATTTGTGGGTATGGGTTGGGTACTTTTCGGAATACCTTTTTTATCGAACTATCTTGGGGTGATTGGATTTCTATCTCTACCTCTGGTCCTAATCCCTTTTTGTTAGATCGGGGGTCGCTTGCTAAGTTGATATATTTTTTCCAAATGCGTCTAGATAGCTTTGGCTATGGTTGGGTTATTCAACGATTACCTAATAGTTATACTGTGACAGTTACTGTGAACCCCAATATTTACGAGACTTCACGTTGTTTTGTCTCTCGACAAGAGTCTCTCATTGAGGCTTTGCTAGAGGTGTATTTAAAGGTGGTTGCTTATAAGAAAAAGTCGTTTTACGTCCAGTAAAAGAGGAGGCATCTGATGAAAGAGATTAATCCAAACTATTGGGCGCCCCATAACGATTATGGGGCGCCCAATAATGATTATCTATGGGATGCACCTATACCTATTACTAACCCGCCAATAGCAAACGGTGATACTTTATACTATAGCTTCTACGTTTATAATGCTGGGATGTTTTATTATACACTGACACTGTTCGCTAAGGGCGATTTCTATGAAGATAATTGATAGTACCAAAAGGAGGCATCTGATGAAAGAGATTAATCCAAACTATTGGGCGCCCCATAATGAGAAATGGGTGCCGTATCGTGAATGGGCTGCACCTATACCTATCACTAACCTGCCAATTTTAGCAAACGGTGATACTTTATACCATAGCTTCTACGTTTATTATGCTGGGGGGCCCGCCATGTTTTATTATAGACTAGCAGGAAATGTATTATATAACATTCTAGGTGAAGGTGACTATTTCGATGAAGATTATTAATTGTAACGGTTGGCTTAGTAGTAATTGGGGCCCACATATGTCTATATCTAAATCCATTACTGACCTAGCGATTCTAGCAAACGGCGATAATTTATATTATACATGGTTCTATGAAAGTATAATTGGGGCCTATACTCTTGAATTAGACAGGTTATATGCTTCTGTCGACTGGTTTTATTGTAAACTGCGTTTTTATCAGCACGCTTTATTTAACATAAACTGGTATATTGATATTTTAGGTGAGGATATCTATCTCTATGAAAACAATTAATCCAAATTGCTGGGCCCCGTATGAGTGTAATGTACCTGTACCTATCACTGCCCCGCCAGTAGCAAATATCAATAATTTATACTATAGCTTTTATCTTTATAATTCTAGAGGACTTGCTATATTTTACTATAGACTGTCGGGGATAGTATTATATAACGTTCTATATGAGAATGATTATTTCGATGAAGAAGATTAATTCTGACAATTGGGCTCCTCTTAATAGAAGAGCCCCGCATGCGTGGACTTCATACATACCTATCACTAATCCGCCTCTAGCAAGCGTTGATAATTTATACTATAGCTTTTATGATGTGGTGCTGTTTTATTATATACTGGAAAGAGTAGCATCATATAACATTTTGGATGAGGATAATTACTTTTATGAAGATGATTAATTGTAATGGTTGGGCTCCTCGTAATAAGGTTCCGTATGAGTGGGGCGCACCCATACCTATTACTAACCCGTTGATAGCAAACCATATTAGTTTATACGATAACTTTTATGTCAGAGGAGTCGCTTGGGTTTACTATAACCTATCTGAGCCTACTATAACCTACCATTATTTCTATGAAGAAGATTAATTGTAATGGTTGGGCTCCGCGTAATATTAAATGGGCTCCGTCTGGATGGGGGGCATCTGTACCTACTGCTGTCCCTCTAATAGCAGATAATAATAAGTTATTCTATAACTTCTATTTTTATCATAGTGGAGGGCCCGCCAGGTTTTACAATAGACTAGTGGGAGTAGTGTTGTATAGCTTTCTAGATGAAGATAATTGATTGTAATAATTGGGTCCCGCATAATAAGTCAAATATACCTATTACTGACCCGCTTATTAATGCAAAAGGCTTATTCGTATTTTCTAATGCCGGAGGAGTCGCTTGGGCTTACTATAACCTATCATGGTTTACTAAAAACTATCATTACTTTTATGAAGATGATTAATTGTAACGATTGGGCGCCTCATAGTAATAACGATTGTTGGACTCCACGTAATAAGTTGAGTATACCGATACCTATTACTGACCCGCCGATTTTATCAAATGGTGATAATCTATACTATCTATGGTTCTATCGTTACTACCATGAAAGCATGGGCCTCGGGGTCTATATCCCTGAATTGGATAAGTTACATGTTTCTATCGACTTGTTTTATTATAGACTAGCATATTTGTTATATGACTTTCTAGGGGAAGGAGATTATTTCGATGAAGATGATTGATTTTAATAACTGGACTCGGCTTAATAACTTGGGTACACCTGTACCTAAACCTATTACTGATCTGCCCGTTAACCTACACGGATTATTAAGCCAGTCTTTGTTTTACTTCAGACTGGGTAGGAGTATGTTTTTATGAAGACTATTATATGTAATGAGTTGACTCTACACAATAAGCTTAGAGCCTCTATGCTTATTGAGCCTTCCGTTAGAGCAACCGGCTTAATGCCTAGGTTTTATTTAATGAGCAGGTACTACATAGGTTCGTTTTACTCTAGATTATATAGTGCTCTAAATAAGAGCGGTTATTTCAATGAAGATGATTAGTTGTAATAATTGGGCTCCTCGTAATAGAAAATACCATCTATGGACCTATCGTTACTACTATGAAAACATGGGTATCGAGGTCTATATCCCTGAATTGAACAAGTTACATGTTACTATCAACGTATTTTATCATAGACTAGCATATATGTTATATAACGTTCTAGATGAGGACGGTTATTTAGATGAAGATAATTAATTGTAACAATTGGGCCCCACGTAATCAGTTGGATATACCTATACCTATTACTGACCCGCCTGTTAGAGTTTATAATTACGGCTGGCTTGTAAATATCGATTGGTTTTATTATAGGCTGGTAAGCGCGTTATATAACATTCTAGATGAGGACGGTTATTTCAATGAAGATGATTAATTGTAATGGTTGGGCTCTGAACAATAAGCTTAAGACCTCTATGCTTATTGAGCCTTCCGTTGCCTTGC